TGGATAAGGGCATTTTCGGGCTGGTAAAAAGCGCCTTTAGCGACGCCAAAAACGGCGACTGGGGCGGTCTAGCTCTGGATTTTGTCAATCTGATCTGGGGCGAAGTATCGCAGGATCAGCGTGACGTGATCTCTAAGTGGCTTGCGGACGCGCTGACCGCGGTCAATGAGGGCTATTCGGGCGGTGGAATCAGCAAGGCGCTGGGGTCTATCCAGAGCATTTTCACAAACGGCATTACTGCCGGAGTGGATGGCGCCACTACGTCTGTAAAGGCGTTCTCTGAGATCGTGCAGGGCCTTGCAAGCTCCGGCGGCGTGGGCGGAGCACTAGGCAGCATCGTCCAGAGCTTTTCCGGCATGGCAGGCGGCATCACCTCTGCACTGGGCGGCATCGTGTCCTTTGTGGCAGCGAACCCCGTCCTTGCCCTGATCCTAGGCGTGGGTGCTGCGGGCGCAGTCGCTGGCGGCATCGGCCTTGCCATGTGGATGAACAAGAAGAACGACCAGCAGCCCGTCAGCCACTACCAGAGCCCCTTTGACAAGACCGGCGTGTACGACAGCCTGAGCGAGTTCTCCACCCGCTCTGCCATGCAGTACCGCGTTACCGGCCAGCAGTCCATTGTTGACCGGCAGACCAGCATTCTGGAACGCATTGAGGAGATGCTGGACGAGCATCTGCCAGACATCGGCAAGGGTCAGGTAGTTATGGACTCCGGTGAGCTGGTGGGTGTTCTGTCTCCGCGCATGGCAAATAATGTGGATCTGCACATCGGCGTTGCAGTGACCCGGAAAGCGAGGGGCGTATAATGGCAAAGCTGCAAGGCGCAAAAATCGGCGATTACCACACCCTCACAGACTGGGGTCTGTATCTCAAAGTTGGCAGCCCGAAGATCAGCGATGCAGAGGTAGACGAGCATCTGGTGCAGGTGCCCGGCTCTGATACGCTGCTCAACCTGACGGATGCACTGGATGGCCGCCCGCACTATAAAAAGCGTACCATCACCATGGAGCTGCTGTGCAGGGCACCAAAAAAGACCTGGCCGAATCTTTACAGTCAGATCGCAAACGCCATCCATGGCAAATGGCTACAGTGCAAATTCGACGATGACCCGTCTTTCTATTGGGAGGGGCTGTGGAGCGTGTCTATGACACGCAACAGGTTTTCCAGTGCATTCACCATCACGGGCACCTGTGATCCGTTCAAGCGCAGTGTATACGACGGCTCTGATGACTGGCTGTGGGATGACCTTGTATTTGATACGGCAATTATCCGCAATTATACGGATATCCAGCTCAAAGCCAACGAGGACATCACCGTAACCGTCACCGGTGCACCAAGAGCGGCCGGCATCTACTTCAAGCGCAGCGAGGACGCCGCCGACATTGCGGTGTCTCTCAATGGCCTTGAAGTTGGCATCCTTGCAAAGTCTACAGAGTGGCAGTACATTGAGGGCTTGCATATGCCGGATGGCGTTGTAGGTACTCTCATCTTTGCGGCGTCTGCGGATTGCAGCATCAGCATCCGATATCTAGGGGGCAGCTTATGAGCTATAAAGTTTATGCAGGCGTCCAGACCGGCGTTGACGTGTGGGAGACAAAGACCTGCATTTACGACCCAACAGACTACACGGACACAAAAAAGCTCATCAGTCCAACTCTGACACGGGAGGTGGGCAAGGCCGGAAGCTTGGAATTCACCCTGCCGCTTGGCAATGTGGCTCACTCAGCTTTGCAAAAAATGCGCACGACCGTGTCCGTAGAACAAGACGGTGCGCGCATCTGGGAGGGCAGGCCCATGAGCCATGAGCAGGATTTTATGCTGCGTCAAAAAGTCTTTTGCGAGGGAGAGCTGGCCTACCTCAACGACAGCTCCGTTGCGCCATATACAGCCAAAGACGTGACGATCAAGCAATTTCTTTCGTTCCTGCTGGAAAATCATACCGGCATGGTGGACGCATACAAGGCGTTTACCTGTGGAAATGTTGGCTTTCCGAGCACCAGCGTGGTGGTTCCAGAACTGCATAACTGCGTGATGAAACTAGACTACATGGCAGGTACTCCGGACAGTGACGGCGATTATAGGTATGAATATGGACTTTATACCTCATCCGGCGTTCAACTTGTGAGCCAATATGAAGCTGGCTTCTCGGATGACGACACGGCCCCGGATCCATCTGCGTACAGATGGACGCTGAACGTAAAGTACGAAGCTGCTTCCATTGACGGACACATTTGGCGCACTGGAGAAGGTCTTTTTTCCGTGAGCGTAAACGTGGCTTTATCCTTGGATGGGGACGGCCAGACGCACGAAGCCACGCAAAGAACGGTTACGCCGGATATCACATGCGCTACGCACTCAAAATCCTTTCCGCCTGAGACGGAATACAATCTCAAAGACACGGTCTCAAAAAAATGGAAAATTGAAAAGCAGGGAGACGGTTATGCTGTCCTGTTCAACGGTGCAGCCCTGCCGGATTCTTCCGTGGTCCGTTACGATTCTGCGCCACGGTACACCTTTGGCGACGGACAAAATTTTGGCGTTACATGGGATGTCATCCAAAATGAGCTTGTGGAAGTGTACGGCGGGTATCTGATCGTCCGGCACGAAAACGGGGCCAGGTATCTGGACTACGTCCGGGAAGTGCAGGAGAAAAACGGGCAGCCTATCGCGTTTGGCACAAACCTGCTCGACCTGAACAGCTACGTCAAAGCAGAGGATATCGTCACCCGCGTCATTGCCGTCGGAAAAAAGAAATCCGGCTGGTTTTTGTGGAGGCACGAAAGCACGATCACCGCCACCGCAAACGACGCTGCGGCCCAAAAGCTCTTTGGCATCATCACAAGGATCATCGTGATCGACGGCACCGCCAGCACAACACAGTCGCTTCTGGATGCCGCCAACGCGGAGCTGTCCAAAAACTTGCGTTATCTCGACGGAATCACGGTAAAGGCTGTGGACCTCAAGGATGCCGGTGTGGATATCGCCCGCCTTGGCTTTGGCAAGATGACACACATCTACTCCAACCCGCACGGGGTGAACACCTGGCTTTTGTGCTCTAAGATTGTGGAGCCTTTGGACGCGCCGGACAAAAAAGAATTCACGCTGGGCATTGATTTCTCCAGCGTCAGCGACTTGCAGGCCCTGAGCGCACGAAAAGCCAGTGACGCCTATGACCTGAGCCGCTCGCTGAAGGGCTATGCATCCGCAAAGGGGTGATAAATTGGATAAGACATTTGACGAAGCGATTTCCGAAGTCCGCAATGCAGAGCGCGGCGTGGAAGTACGGGAAGCCCTTGCACAGGGCTTTGAGTATGTGAAGCAGTATGGCGAGGCTGTTATCGCGCGGCAGGAAGAAGCCGTTCGGAGTGCGGAAACAGCCACAAACGCGGCGGCAACTGCCACAGCACAGGCCGCCGCAGCAGCCCAGACAGTCAAAGACGCCACTGCAAACGCCATAAGCGCAGCGCAAGAGCAGGCAGGTATTTCGACATCGAAAGCCGAGGAATCTGCTTCCAGTGCCGCAGGAGCAGCGGCCAGTCAAACTGCTGCCGCGTCTAGTGCATCTGCCGCAAAGGCCAGCGAGGAAGCAGCTGCAAAGAGTGCCGCCGACGCAAAGGTTATCGTGTCCACTGACATGACCCTGACTGTATCGGGCGCACCGGCTGACGCAAAAGCCACAGGTGACGCCCTGGCTCAGAGGTATAGAAAGGACGAGGCCGATGCCAAATTTGGCACGCCTGCCACGCCTGACAAGCTAGGCCCCGTAAAAGTTGGCGCTGGCCTCGGCGTGACAAGTGACGGCACCCTGAGCGTGACCAGCGTCAACGGCTTTACGGTCAAGGCACAGACCACAGACCCCGGCGTGGGCAGCTCTCTCGACACAGGCACTGTCCTGCTGGTGTACGCATAAGGAGGTGGGCGCATGAGCATCTATCTCGGTGCCGGTAGCACGGCACACAAAATGTCCAAGCTCTATGTGGGCGTGGGCGGTCAGGCCCGGCAGGTGCAAAAGGTGTACGTCGGCATAAATGGTCAAGCCCGGCTCGTCTATCAAAGCGGCAGCCCCATAGGCAGTCTGGCCGTTGGCAGCATTGTCAAAATCAAGGTCAACGGCGCGGCCAAGGATTTCATCATCGTGCATCAGGGCTTGCCCAGCAGCGCCTATGACGATAGCTGCACCGGTACTTGGCTGCTGATGAAAGACATCTACGAAAGCCGCCAGTGGCATAGATCGGACACTAACGACTATGCAAACAGCACTATCCATTCGTACCTCAATAGCACCTTCCTTGCGATGTTCGACTCGAACATTCAAAAGGCAATCAAGCAGGTAAAACTCCCGTACCGCAAAGGCAGCGGCACGTCCACGACCGTTACCAGCGGCTCGAACGGCCTGTCTGCGAAGATTTTCCTGCTCAGTGCGACCGAAACGAGTTTCAGCTTCTCCTATATGCCGAGCGGTGAAGGCGCGGAGCTGGCCTATTTCAAGGGCTGCGCGGACGATAGCTCGGATTCTAAGCGTGTCGCATATCTCAACGGCTCGGCCACCCGCTGGTGGCTCCGCTCTCCGCGCTGCCTCGACTTCTACGGCGCCCTGTACGTCAACTCCAATGGCGACTGGGGCAACGGCCACTGCTACGACTCGCGCGGCATCCGCCCCGCTTTGATCATGCCGTCCACCACGCTGGTGGACGAGAATGGCAGCGTGATGGTATAAGGAGGTACTGTATGGACAACAAAATTGAGCCCGGTTACGCCGCTCCGGCGGCAAAAGCCGATTACACCGCCATTGCGCAGGCCGTGAGCGAGCACAACGATGCTGCACAGCCCGGCGAGCACTACTGGGGCATCGCCCTGGCAGACGGCACCTACATGGTGTACGAGGCGGGCACGGTACCACCCCCGCCGACCGCCGAAGAGCTGGCCCAGCGTGAAAAGGAAAAGCAGGAAGCCCAGCAGCGGCAGGAAGCGCTGGACAAGCTGCCTCAGACGTTGGAAGCGCAGAAAAAAGAAAATGAGATGCTTCGGCAGTGCTTGCTGGAAATGAGCGAGACTGTCTATGCATAAAATCACACAAAGAATCGAAAGGATGGTATTTATGATGGCAATGTTATGGGCACAGGAAATTATGTCTGCTGAGACTGTCGAGGAGGCAAAGGCGCTGTATAAGCGCTGCCCGCGCCTGCTGAAGGAGAAGGTCAAGGCACTGCTCATCAAGAGCGGCTTTGAGGAAATCACGCAGTAAGGAGGACGCTATGGCTGAAATCATGGATGTGTCCCGGCATCAGGGCGCAATCAACTGGGACAAGGTCAAGGCAAGCGGCAAGGTGGACGGCGTGATGATTCGCGCCATGGGCAACAGCGCAGAGGGCAGACCCAGTGCGCCCTACACTGACCCGCAGTTTGCCCGCAACTACGCAGAATGCAAGCGGCTGGGCATCCCCTGCGGCGTGTACGGCTACTTCAAAGCAGTCAGCCTGGAGCAGGCCGACAAGGAGCTTGCCTACTTCAAGAAGCTGCTCACCGGCCGGAGCTTTGAGCTGCCGGTGGCCGTGGACATCGAGGACGATGTGCAGCAGCCGTTGGGCAAGGCCGCGCTGACCGACCTGACAGCTTACATGCTGAGCACAGTGGAAAGCTGGGGCGTGTACGCTCTGCTGTACACCGGCCTGTGGTTTGGCAACGCCTTCCTGTACATGGGCGGCGCGGCGCTGAAGTCCTACGACGTGTGGCTGGCTGCCTACCGCACAAAGAAGCCTGCTCCCAGCTGGCCTTTTGGCATGTGGCAGTACACTAGCACGGCGCATATCCCGGGCGTTGTGGATGCAATTCCGGGCAAAGCCACCAACGTGGACATGTCCCACGCATACAAGGACTATGCGGGTATCATCAGCAAGAAGGGTCTGACCCGTCTCCGGGAGGGTAAATGACCGAAAAAGAAGCTCTCCTGTGGGTGCTTGGCATCTTGGGCAGCCTGTGCGCTGCGGCCATCACCATCGACAAGGTGCTGGAAATCATCCACAAGTACATCAAAAAGGCGCAGGCCCCCGACGATGCACAGAACAAGAGGCTTGACGAAATGGACAAGCGCTTGCAAACGCTAGAAACGGGCTATGCGCAACATTCTTTGGCGCTTGGGCGCGATTTGTCCCGCTTCGGGGAAATCGACGAAGTAAACCGCCTGACGCTTGAAGCCGTTCGTGCCCTGCTGGAAGCACAGCTGACCGGAAACAACGTGCCCGCTATGCAGGCCAGCAAGGAAAAAATTGATAATTACCTCATGGAAGGAGTAACGAAACATGGAAGCAATGTTTAACTTTATCCCCGCACCCATCGCACTGGTACTGATGCTCATCGGCTTTGCCGCGCTGGCCGTTGGTGCTATCCGGCTGGGCTACAAGCAGTACGTCAAGCAGTGGGCACTGGAGCTTGTGACCATCGCTGAGGACAGCATCATGGGCAGCGGCCAGGGCGCAAAGAAAAAGAAGCAGGTCTTTGACGCGCTGCGTGCGGCCTGCCCTGCATGGCTGAAGCCTATCATCACGGATGAAGTGCTTGACGCGGTGATTGAAAAGGCCGTGAGCCTGATGAAAAAGGCACTGGCAGAAAAGAAGCCTACCATCAACAAGGAGTAAAGCATGATTGAGCAAAGCGTATCTCTCGCATCCAATGGCGTCGTCAAAGTGCCGGGCTATGAGCAGCTGGTGCGCTTTGGCTACACCAAGAACCGGGGCGTGTACCGCCTTGCTGTCACCGCCACTGGCGAGTGGGAAGGGCTGGCTATCCGCTGCTTCTGGCACGTCCCGGACGGCAAAGACCCGGCATCCTCGCTGGTGGTGTCCGGTTCTGTGGACGTGCCCGCCAGCGTGACCGCACAGCCTGGCAGTGGCTGCATCACCTTTGAGGGAAGCGATGGCACCCGCACCGTGACAAGTGCAGATCTGCGCTACCGTGTGGCTGCCAACAGCGGCACGGAGGACGGCAGCATGCCGGAGCCTGGCACACCTGCCTGGCAGCAGTTTGTGGATGCCGTGCACACCGATGCAACCGCCGCAGAGCAGGCTAAGACCGACGCACAGACCGCCGCCAGTGAAGCCGCCACAAGCGCAGGCAGTGCCAGCCAGAGCGCTCAGGAAGCCGCTGGCAGTCTGCAGGAGCTGAAGGACAGCATTGCCGCTGGTGACTTCAAAGGCGAGAAAGGTGACAAGGGTGACACTGGCCCCATCGGCCCGGTTGGCCCGCAGGGTGAGACAGGCCCTCAAGGCCCTAAAGGTGACCCCGGCCCTGCCGTAGCACTGGACACCACCCTCACCCACGAGGGCGAAGCCGCTGACGCAAAAGCTACAGGTGACGCGATCAGCGCAGTCAAGGCCCGGCAGAACATCCTTGTTGGCACGGAGACAGGCAACCCTATCGCCGTTGACGACGCTTTCCCTGCGCCCCTGTGCGGCCTGACCGTGTACGGTCGGAGCACGCAGGACGGCACACCCACGCCGGATGCACCTGTGCCTATCGTTAGCGCAGGCGACGGCGGAAGCGTGACGGTGAAGGTGACGGGAGCAAACATGCTAGAGGGCACTAAACCCGGTGTGAAATCGACCGTATACGGAATAACTTACACTACCTATGAAAATGGTTTTTTAATTACTGGTACGGCTACCAACGATTTTTCCATACTCATACACGATGATAGTAAATACCGTTTAACTCATGGTATTTACTACCTAACGACTAAGGGGCTAAGTCCTTCTACTGTGCTCAACTTCTATTTCATCAATAAATTTAACTCTGATATGCAAAACCAGAAAGTAACGCTTAACAGAGACGTGGAGTTTTCACTCCGCCTGCAAATCTCAAAAGGTGCAACATTAAATACCACTGTTCAGGTGTCCTTAACAAGAGACAAAACTACCACCTACTCCCCCTACCGTGAACAGCTCCTCACGCTCCCCACTCCAACCGGCTTACCCGGCATCCCTGTCACCTCTGGCGGCAACTACACTGACGGCACAGGCCAGCAGTGGGTTTGCGACGAGGTGGACTTGGAAAGAGGAGTGAAGGTGCAGAGTGTGGATAAGGGTGCTTTCGACAGCACCAAGCCGTTGGCTGAGCAGAATGCAATTCTCGACACCCCCATCGAAACTCCACTCACCCCTGACGAAATCGTCGCCTACAAAGCCCTCACCGCTTATGCACCAGACACTGTGGTGCAGGCTGGTGACAGTGCGGGGGTCAAGCTTGGGTATCAAAGGAATGTGAACATTGCAATCAAAAAGCTGGAGGACGCAATCGCGTCCATGACCACTACCTAAAGGAGGTACACATGGCTATCAAAAGTAAAGCCCGCCACGACCTGACCCTGCGCTCCATCAAGCGGGAGATCGCCGCAGGACGCGATGTTGCGTTCTGGCTGGATAAAGCATACATGCACTACGACAACGGACTGCTGACCGCAGATGACATCGCAGAGGTTGAGGCTTTGGCGCAGGCGTACTATGACGCTCTGGATGCTGAGGATAGTGCGAACGCTGAGAAAATTACACTGTAAGGAGGATATCATGGCAAGCACTACATACCGCCATCTCGGTGATGTCACCGGGATGTTCGCCGCACAAGAACAATTTCGTGAGGCCACGAAACTGGTGACAAAACGTCACCAGTTTGCCGTCATTGGCAATATGGTGCGTAACGCCGGACAGCTGCCGCAGCCTTTCTGGCTCGGTGCTGCCCGTGGCGGCGGCTCGTGTGGTGCTGCCCTTTGCGCTGCAAGGACTTGACCGACAGAGGATGATTGCCGCCATCAAAAGCGCACCGCTTGGGAGGGTAGACCGTAAGATAGCCTTACTGCGGTATGTTGAGCGGCTCCCGCTGCCGGATATTGCAGCACAGACACATTACAGCCGGACGGCGGTAGGCTACCGGCTGAAAGGCATTGAAAAAATGTTGAATGTGTGATATAATACTTATAGTGTCCGAAGTAGCGTACACACACTTCGGAGAAATGTGTACAGAGAGCCAGCGGAAGAACGTTTACCCGCTGGCTTTTCTTTTTGCACGGATTGTGGTATAATAATCTCAACAAATCCACCCGGCCTCTCGAAGAAGCGCATTAGGGTGGATATTTGCCAGCTAGCCCAGTGCTTTATCTGGGAATGAAAAAAGCGGTTGCCAGATAGGCACCGACCAGTCTCCCGCCCGCCTACTTGCAGTGCGTACCATGCGGGAGACGCATAAAACCCCCGGTGTTCCGTTTGGAGCATCGGGGGCTTTTTTACTTTTTCTTCAATTCCTCAAGCCTGCTGGAAAGTTCTTCTTCCCATCCTTCATGTTCTTTGAGGTACGGGGCGTAAATTATGCTCTCGGCTTCCTTTCGGGCCGCAGTGGCTTCTTCAATCGTGTCATAGCTGCCGAGATGATATTGCTTGCGTTGGAAATTGATATATGCACGCCATCGGCCGTGGCAGTCTTTACACACACCATTTGCGCCAGAAGTGGAATTTTTATTGATATGGCCTCCGACCGCCCTTGTGCAAATCGACACAAGGGAAGAACCATCTGCGTAAACTGTACTGTGAATTGCCCCGCTTTTTTCTCCGATGTCCATGTTGCAATCTGCGCAATGCTGGATTCGAGAAAGCCTTGTGATCTTTACGGTGGTTTCCTTCCCGCATTTCGGGCAAATAGCACGGCACAGAAAACAACCTGACCTCTTCTCGGGCAAAACTTCCAATACTTTCCATCCGTTAATAATCTGTCCTTCTTTTTTCTTCGCCTTTCGTAAAGCCGTCTCCGTCATGGCTGGCTTTTGCCCTCGATTCGCGCAAGACAGACAGCTGCGGCTTTTGCCAAGACGTAGGGAGCTGTCATACACGTCTTTTACCACTCCGCACTCACACTGGCATGTGTAGTAGTGCGGCTTTCCAGACGGCGCAAGTACCGTCCACTTTCCAAAATGCTTTCCAGTCAAATCTGCCATAACATTTTCCTCAGATCAATCCATAGTGCTCGGCCAGCAGGAAGCGGAGATACACAGGGCACGCACGCTTCTCGCCGCACCAGTCCTGCACAGTGCGAAGCGGGATGCCAACCTGCTTTGCAAAAGCGGTCTGACTGTGTCCGGAGGCCTTGACCATTTCCCGCACGTTCATGCGGGAAACGTCCCAGAGATGGGACAAGCGGACGGTCTCGGCGTCCAGATCAAGGTGCCCTTCAAAATCGTCCGAGATGCTGAGGGTGACGTTACCGAGAAAAACTTCTTTCGGCTGCTTGGCAGCCATGCCAAAAAGTTCTGCATTGCTGTACATGGTTGACTTCCTTTCTTTCAGATGGTAATATATTTGCGCACCTCCATGGTGCGTCTTTCACAAAATCCCCTGTCAGATGTTGCGAGCATCCGGCAGGGGATTTTTTATTTACAGGTCACTCCACTCTTCGTTCTCTTTGAGCGTCTCGACGTACTGGGGGTAGATGTCGCTGATGATGACGTCCTTCTCCATGTCGTCCAGTTCGCCGCTCATGAGCGCTTCGGACTGCTCATTGGTCAAGTGCATGTCCGCTGTAAACGTATCCGTTGCGTGATCACGGCAGTGCAAAACCTCACCATCGCAGCCGATGTGGGCGTAAATCGTCCAGACGGTTTCGTCTGGCTCCCACTGCTGCCAGTCCATGGTCTTGTATTCGTCAGGCTCCACCTCGGTGCCGTTCTCCATGACCTTTGCGGCGAACTCTTCAGCGTTAAGGATCTTCATATTTTTTTACCTCCATGTTGTTGTGTGCTTGTGTCTTTCACTGTCTTTATTATACACGCGTTGCGTGCAATTGTCAAGACTTTTTTGAAAATTTTATACGCGTTGCGTGCAAATACTTGAGCGCTCATACAGCCCTGTGCTGTGTGGGCGCTTTTTTTATTTGTCCTTCGTTGCGCGTTCGTTGTCTCTCCCGGCGGTTTAAAAAAGTACACTGGGCACAAAGGGAGGGGGTGCCATGTTGTGGCACAGGTTTAACCCGAACCCGCGTGGGAGCAGCGTCGGGGACTGCGTAGTGCGGGCGGTAGCTGCGGCCACCGGTCAGAGCTGGGAGCAATCGTATATTGCGCTGGCGCTCACCGGCTACGCCATCGGCGATATGCCCAGCGCCAACCGCACATGGGGCGCGTACCTCCAAAAGTGCGGGTTCAAGCGCTGTTTGGTGGAGGCAGACTGCACCACCTGTTACACCGTGGCAGATTTTGCCCGGGAGTACCCCCGCGGTGTGTATGTGCTGGGCTGCTCCGGCCACGTTCTGGCCGTCATCGACGGTGCGTGGTGGGACAGCTGGGACAGTGGCGCGGAATGCCCGATTTACTACTGGTATAAGGAGGAGTAAACGATGCCTTACAATCCGTATGCGTATCAGATGCCGACATACTACGGCCAGCCAATGCCGGACAACCTCGCTCAACTCAGGCAGGGAACAGGCTATCAGTCACCCATGATGCAGCAGCCGACAGCCCAGACAGCACAGGCTACGCCCTCCATCATCTGGGTGCAGGGAGAAGAGGGCGCAAAAGCCTATATGGTCGCCGCAGGCAACAGCGTGTTGCTGATGGACAGCGAAAACAGCGCTTTTTACATCAAGAGCACCGACGCCAGCGGGATGCCGCTGCCTCTCCGCGTCTTTGACTACAAGGAACGCACCACGGCGACAAAAATGCCCCCTCAGACGGCGCAGCAGCCCGGCGGGGAGTTTGTCACCCGAGCAGAGTTTGACGCTCTGGCAGCCCGCTGTGCGGCGCTCGAGAAGTAAGAGCCTGCAAAACCTGAAACGGAGGTCAAATAAGTATGGCAAACCCTCTTTTTAACGCACTGGGCGGCGGTATGCCCGCCATGCCAAACCCTATGGGTCAGTTCGGGCAGATGATGCAGCAGTTCCAGCAGTTCCGTGCAAACTTTCAAGGCGACCCGAAAGCAGAGGTGCAAAAGCTGCTGCAATCTGGCAAAATGTCACAAAACCAGCTGAACCAGCTGCAGGCGATGGCGCAGCAGTTTCAGCAGTTCCTCCATTAAGTCGTAACCGTGGCCACGGTTCAAGCATAAAAATCATTCAAAACACACGAAAGGAGTACAAAAATGTCTCTTTCTTCCGATTCTGCGGTTCTGACCATGCCCGTTCAGCCCGCAAACACCAACGGCGGCAACGGCTTTGGCTTTGGCAATGATGGCGCATGGTGGATCATCATCTTGTTCCTGTTTGCCTTCTGCGGCGGCTGGGGCGGCAACTGGGGCGGCAATGGCAACACCGGTGCCAGTGTCGTTGACGGCTACGTTCTGACCTCCGATTTTGCCAACATCGAGCGCAAGATGGATGGTATCAACAACGGCATGTGTGATGGCTTCTACCAGCAGGCGCAGCTTGTCAACGGCGTGCAGCAGACCGTGAGCAACGGCTTTATGTCCGCAGAGATCAGCCGCGCAAACCAGCAGGCGGCGTTCATGCAGCAGCTGTTTGCCATGCAGATGCAGCAGCAGGAGTGCTGCTGCGAGAACCGCTCTGCCATTCAGGGCGTCAACTACAATTTGGCCACCCAGTCCTGCGAGACCCGGAACACGGTGCAGAACACCACCCGGGACATCATCGACAACCAGAACCAGAACGCCCGCGCCATCCTTGACGCCCTGACCGCACAGCGCATCGAGGCAAAGGACGCAAAGATTGCCGAGCAGGGTCAGCAGCTGTTCGCAGCACAGCTTGCTGCATCTCAGGCAGCCCAGAACGAAACGCTCAAGGCCTACATGAGCGGTCAGCTGGCCTACTACAACCCCCGCCCTGTGCCCGCTTTCCCGGTACCTGCACCCTACCAGTACGGTAACTGCGGCACCGGCTGCGGCTGCAACGGTTGCGCCTAATCGAATAACGGCAACTTTCGAGGATTTCTCGAATGTTCAGCCCCTGAGCTGATTTTGCAAACCAGAGCGCCGGGGCAAAAGTCCCGGCGTTTTTCTATGAAAGGAGCCGATAAAATGGCTGAATTTTCTAATTCTAACATCGTCATCGTGGCGGCGGGTGAAAACCTTCCCCTTACCGAGACCGCGGTGAACGCGCCTGCGTGCATTGTGCATCGTGAGGGCAGCGGCCTTGTGACCATGCGGGGTCTGACCAATCAGTGCAAAGCGCGCTTCAAGGTAAGTTTTGGCGGCAATATCGCCGTTCCCACCGGCGGCACTGTGGGACCCATTTCCGTGGCGCTGGCTGCCGGCGGTGAACCGCTGACCAGTGCGACCGCCATTGTCACCCCGGCGGCAGTCGAAAATTACTTCAACGTTTTCGTGGCCGCTTTCATCGAGGTGCCGCGCGGCTGCTGCGTGACCGTGGCGGTTAAAAACACCAGCACCCAGCCGATCAGCATCGCAAGCAGCAATCTGATCGTTGAGCGGGTAGCATAAGAAAGGAGATAAAGCCATGCTGGATAAATTGAATCATCTGAAGGACGAGATGTGCGACGAGCTTATGGAGCTGACCGACAAAAAGAACCGGTCCCCTGGCGATGTTGAGATGATCGGCGAGATCGTGGACATCATTCTGGACATCCACCGCATCGAGGATTACTGCGAGGGCGGCGAGTACAGCCGTGCGGGCGAGTGGGAAGCTGACATGCGCGGGACCTTCGGCCATGATGCCGGAAGTGGTTACAACCGGGGCAACAGCTACGCCAACCGAAGCCGTCACTATGTGCGCGGGCACTACTCCCGCACGGATGGCCGTGAGCGCATGATCTCCGACATTGAGGACATGATGCAGGAGGCCACCGGCGCGGAGCGCGACGCATACAAGCGGGCAGCCGACATTCTGCGGAACGCATAAGGAAGAGGGTGGCAGGCATGGACATTGACGAGATTAACGAGCATATCCGCAAGCTCAAGTGCGAGGAAACCAGTTGGCAGAGCGTCAACAAGCTTGCTGCCCTTTGCACTGTGCGAGATGAGCTAGAAGAAAAACAGTCACCTGAAACGCAGATCCAGGCATTGCCGCCTGCGACTTATGCGGAGGCTTACTCCACAGCAGCTGAATCACAAAGCGACTTTGTGGCGGCTGCCAGCTCTGTTCCTTTTGGTGGTCTGATGCAGGTGCTTGACGAGCACATAAAGGCAATAAAGCTGGTTTACCCGAAAGAGTATGAGCTAGTAATGCGGAAGATAAGCGACTTGTAAAAAGGCATAGAATGTGCTATTTTTACATAAGATTCAGCGTTTGGGCATGGGACATATAATCTAACAGAAAGCTAACAAGTTTATAATTATTCACGTTAAAACGCTAAATAAATTTGATTTGTAATCAGTGGGTTGCAGGTTCAACTCCTGTCACCAGCTCCAAAAATAAACGCACGAACGATAAAAATGAATCGTCCGTGCGTTTTTCTTTTTGCTTAAAATACCTTGAAATCTCCTGAATGAACGTGATAACCTAACAAACAATCTAACAAATCAGTACTTCATCTTCTGCATTTCCTGCAACAAATAGGCCGGGTCATTGTGGGACACGTACTTGTTGGCCGTGGTGGAGAAATTTTTGTGCCCAAGAATGGCCTGCACCGCGGTCTTTTCCAGGCCGCACTCCACCATCTTACTACTGGCCGTGTGGCGCAGGGTGTGTGGATGCACGCCCTCTATATGGCATTCCTGCATCAACGCCCGGAACTTTGTAGCCACGTTGCGCTTGTCCAGCTTTGTGCCGGCTTTGGATGGAATCAGCCATTCGCACCCGCTGTCCAGCATCCAAAAGGCAATGATCTTGTAAATGGGCTCAAGGATGGGGATAATGCGGTTCTTGCCTGCTTCTGTCTTTTCACCGCCCTGCATGTACCGCTCTTTCAGATGCACATCCTCGCAGCGCATGGAAAGCAACTCGTCGATGCGCATGCCGGTATAAAGCAGCACCATTGCGATTTGCGCCGTCTGCCCAAATTTCGGGTCATTCTGTCGGATGCTGATCTGCTCGATCTCTTGGGCGGTCAGGGTACGCTCTGCCTTGCCTGTAGCCGCCGGGAGCTGCAGCAGCATGGCGTAATTTTTGTTTATGATGTCCTGAGCCATTGCCCACTCGCATATCTGGCTGAAAAGCGTGCGCTGCTTTTCGCAGGAGCTGCGGGAAAGTCCCTTTTCCACCATTGCGTCAATGACCTGTTGATAATCTGCGGCTTTCAGCTCTCGCAGCTGCTTGTCGTAAAGGGGGGCGGCTTTTGCATAGGCCAGCTCGTACCCCTTTTGCATGTCCGTGCTGAGCTTTTCAAATTTGGGCTGCGATTTCCATTGGACATAGGCATCCGCAAAGGTGCACTTCAGACGCGCTGCTGGCGTGTTCTGAGCGTTGTAAGCGTCCAACGCTTGTACGGCTTCGCCTGCTGTTTCAAACGTTCCTAGGACGTCCCTTTGGGCTGTAAGAGCCACATACGGTCTTACCCGAGCTCCACTCAGTTTATACACGCTGCCGCTGCCCTTGGGACGGCGGCGCTTTTTTCTTTGTTGCGGGGCGGCTTCCGGCTGCTTCTTCCCGCACCACGGACAAAAAGAAGCACCATCCGGGATCTCCTTCCGGCAGCATGGTCTCACGCATTTCATGGCTTACTCCTTTTTCTGCCCGATATATCCGAATGCACCATTTTCGGCAGCGGCCCTTCCGGCCCTGTAGTTGATCTTCAGGTCGTCAATGGGAGGATGCGGAGCGTCTGGGCATGGGTCAAGGCCCGCGATCTGCGCATAGGTATACTGGTCTATGATGGTTCCGCACACGCTGACCCTGTTGTTCAGGGGACAGTGGAGGTTTGCCGCCATCTCCGATATGACAGCAGGCGGACTGCTGCCGTGCAGACCCTTCAGAATAAAAAGCAGCAGCCTTTTCGTCAGCGACGGCAGATTTACCACGAGACGGCGCAACTCTGCGTTTAGCTCATCGTCGGCCTTGCCGTTATCCGGCACTTTGTACAGATCCGGGTGGAGCATCTCCATGAAAATCGCGATGGGTGACACCCCGCACGCCGTGCACCAGTCCATGATCTCGTCACTGTCCGGGCTGGTGCATCCTTTTTCCCAGCTCTGCACGGTGCGCTCTCCTTTTTCGATGCGCCTTGCGATCTCCGCTTGGCTCAGGCCAGCAGACACCCGTGCTTTTGCAAGTGCTTTCCCGATTTGGCTCGCTGTAAAATAACTCATACTTTCGCCCCCCATAATACCAGTGTGTTTTTAACAAAAAATGGCGCAGAAAAAGTCTGCGCCATTCGACAAATTTTATCCGTATTTTGTTTTCCAACGGCGCATGGTAAAATCTGGATTATAAATCGTAGATGTGCACAAAAGAAAGGAGAAAACAAAATGGATTTTGAGCAAAGAAACGGCAAAGAAGCTGAAATGACCATCATCGACGGAATGCCCGCCAGCATCCTGACCGGCACCGACCACACCCCTGCACCCTGGGAGGAATGAGTTATGAAAGACAAGATGAAGAACTTCAGCACCTATATCCGCGCCGCTCTGGCCTGCTATGTGAGCATGACGCCAGATCAGCAAGACATTGCGATGATGTACGCGGCCCGCAAGATCGCCGCGCTTGACAAGCTGCACGCTGCCGCCGGTGAGCCCGGCGGGGCTGTAGCCGCTGACCTGTTGCAAAATTTGCAACATCCTTGCAACCGCGAATAAGCTGAAATGTCAGCGCAAATCCACATTTTTCAGCGTATTTTTCCGCTGAAAGAAGGGAATGAATGGGGATTGGCGACAACAATCGGCGGTTTTATAATATGGTTGTGAACAGGTTTACAGGCCAAGCAGCTGAGATTTCTTTGTGTTGTACTCCGCTTCCGTAATGGCCCCCATATCCAGTAGCTGCTTAAACTTCAAAAGCTCATCAGCGGCGCTGGGGGCAGCCGGAGCGCTGCCCCGAGGATGTTCTGGAGAGCCTTTGCAACTCTTGAGAAACGCGGTCATTCCGCCTGGATAAACCGTTGCCGGCAGACTGGTTTCTCCAAGAGGGAGCGTAAAACGGATGGAAGCGTTTTCTTTGCTGCGGCTGCCTTTGCGGGCCTCTGTTTTGGCGGTAGCAGCGCCCACGATAGCACCCACAGGACCGGCAACGGCTGCACCGATCACGGCCCGGCCAATGCCGCCTTTGGTCTCTGTCACCGTCAAATCGTCTGGCGCGTCAGATTCGTAACCGGCGACTTCATCAAAGCTGTAGATCATGCGAGGGCCTTTATCACCGCCGCGATGCCCAAAGCAAAACAGTCGGTTTGCCTTGTCGATGGACACAAAAAGCGCATCTCCATCATAGATGGAATCGGTCTCCTTGAACGCTTTGCGGCGGCCTTCCAACGTAGCCCAGTAATCAGCAAGGGCGGCTGTCGGTTGCTTTGCTGCTCGGATGCCCAATTTTGAAAAGAAAAAGTTGCTGCAGCTGGCGCAAATCAAGCCGTCCGCGCTTTTCTCACGGTTCAGAAGGCCCAGCTTGCCGCCGCAGACAGGACAGGCATTTGCCATAATAACCACCTCATAAACAAAAATAGGCAGCCAACCAGCTGCCGAAAAGCTAAATTATCAAGGAAAATGCCAAAGGGGGAAAATAAAGTGCAAGAAAATAGCACAAAATTGATGAAAGAAACCACAGAATGTGTTATACTTGAGAAAATCAAGATTGCACTTTCCCTTGGTATCGACGTGGATAAACTCTTAAAGGAGGCAACGCAAAATGTCGAATAATGTGCTTCTTTTCATCATCGCCGTGTTTGTTATCGCAATGTTTGCGATTCTCGCTTACGAGTTCCTTCATCTCAATGACTTTGCACTTTTTCGGTCTAATCCCAAACAGGAGCCGGAGCAAAAGTGCGTCGGCATCCCTTTAGAGTACCTTAAAACAGAAGTTACTTATAAAGGCGTTACCCTTGCAGACCTTATGGAGCTGTGCCCTGATACGCATTTCCATATCAAAGACGGTCTTGGCGGATACCTTTCCATTACACTAGGCAGCAAAGAAGCAAGAGCACCGCGCAAATACAGATCTGTATACGTTACCAGCCTCGACCCTTGCTCCTATGAGCTGGAAGTTTCAGACTCTTCGCTCCTTTGAGTCACCAAAAGCGTCAATAACGTACTCACAACAGCAGAGATCACCGCAATGGCAGCGCTTTGAAAGAACTGCCTGCGGCTGATTCTCTGCTTTCTTTGTTGGTCAACAAAATAAGTTTTTCCTTTATCCGTCAGCCTAACAACAGCGGGATTGTTTTCTCCTATGCGAACGCTTGGTTCAATACCTTCTACTTTTACATATCCATCAGCACGAAGAATCGACAAAACCGAGTCAACATTTTCTTCTCCTACGACCCGATTTAAGTACGCCTTTCCTAAATAACCATTACGATTTTTACTTTCATAATAATCATAAATGGCTTTGATGGCCTTTTCTTCCTGTTTTAGATTAGCCATTCCCGTCACCATCCGGCATATTCAAAACGGCATCAATCGTAGTGTTCAGCATATCCCAAAATGCCGCCTGCTGTTCAGGCGAAAGCTTTTTCATCTTATCAAGAGTAGCCTTCGCCTTCGCATCCAGCCCACTCCCTTCACTGGGGGCGGGCTTTTCTTTTTGCTCTTCGCCGGTCAACTCTTCGACCGTGACACCGAAGTAAGATGCAACCTTTAATGCTGTGGCATCAGTTGCTCCGCCGCCCTTTTTCCAGCGATTTACTGTCGGCTTTGAAAGCCCCATTTCAAGAGCTGCCGCAGATGGTGTTTTTCCGGCCTTTTCGCACAGCTTCAAATAGTTTTCGTAAAATGCCATAAAATACACCACTTTTTTGTGCAGTATGCCGAAGTTCACAAAGTTTACAGAAAACTATTGAAAGTTACTTTAGTTACTGCTATAATGGCGTTGTCAGTTAAAAACGTTAACAAAACACAAAACCCAAGCGGGTCGCACCGCCTAAGTTTTTTACTATGTGTCTGCAACTACATAGTAACACACTTTGTAAACTTTTTCAACTGGTATTTGACACGGCGATAAGAAAAAATCTGCCTGCGGTTGTTTCACAGACAGACTTTTCACCGATTTGTCACCAGAACGCACTTGCACCCCGGCGGTAATGCAAACATGCGCGTTTGCACGTCTTTCGCGCCATGCGCGGCGCAAAAGTAACGCCCGGGCTGCAAAAACAACTTGCAGGGCTATGGGTACGCCGCTTCCTTTGGCGGGTCGGCACCGCCTTGTAAGCCCTAGCGCTTCACGCACTTGCTCGTGTCTGGAACTGGCTGGCTCAAAAGTTGGGTCAATGAAATCACCTTCCTTTTGAATCAGTTTAACTAGGAGCCTTGAACAGTATAGCAAATCGGTGCGCCGCTGTCAATTATGTTTCAACTTACGTTTTAAAGGAGGTGTGAAAGTGCCTGAAAAATGGACAGGCCGTTTAGTAGGCCGGATGCACAACAATCAGATTACAGTAGACGACGTAGCAAAGCATCTTGGATTTTCGAGAAGCTACTGTTCACTGATTTTGAACAGCAAGCGCAACCCTCCCGGCATTCGGGAAAAGATGGAAGCTGCCGTCAGCGAGATCATCAAGGAAAAGGAGGACAAAACGGCATGAGCGAATTAAGCAATCTCATCCCCATTAGCTACGACAACCCGGAGCGCCCCACGGTGAGCGGCCGGGAGCTGCACGAGTTTTTGCAGGTTGGCGCAGATTACCGGCATTGGTTCCCTCGTATGTGTGAGTACGGCTTTACCGAGGGCGAGGATTTCAACCCGGTCAAAATTGACCGAGTTCAAAATGAGGGCGGGCGCAAGGTCACGCGCACGGTGGACGACCACCAGCTCACCATCCCGATGGCGAAGGAGCTGTGCATGATCCAGCGCAACGAGCGTGGTAAGCAGGCCCGGCAGTATTTCTTGGCCGTGGAGGCGCAGTGGAACAGCCCGGAAGCGGTCATGCGCCGTGCGGTGCTTATTGCAGACCGCAAAGTGAAAGAGCTGCAAAGCGTGAACCGCAGCCTGCTGGCCGAGAACAACGACCTGAAGACGGATGCAGAGTATGCCCGGGCGGTGTGCGTTGGCAAGAACTGCCGCACCACTACCACCCTTGCCAAGGATTACGGCCTGAGCGCCGAGAAACTCAACAGCATCCTTCACGGCCTGAAGATCCAGTACAAGACCAGCGACGGGCAGTGGGTGTTATACGCAAAGTATAGCGGCAAAGGTTACACCAAAAACCGCAAATCCACTCCGTTCCAGCACAAGAGCACCGGCGAGTGGGACACCAAGAACACCACCGTATTGACGGAAGCCGGACAGCGCTTTATCTATGAGCAGCTCAAGTCCGTGGGAATGCTGCCCAGCGTGGAGCGCAGGCAGAGCGTGGAGCAGATGGAGCTTGCCGCCCGGCAGCACAACCAGGACGGGGTGGCGTAACATGACACTGAACCGCATGAACGGTAAAGGAGGAGCAAGCATGAAAAAAGCTATTTTTGGCGTAGCGTCTGTATTGGCAAGCGCTTTGCTGATGGCCGGATGCAATAAGCAGGTTATTGACCTGACCTATGAATACAGCTGGGCACAGCTGAAAATGCCTGATGGAACGATTGTCGAGGGGAATGTCGAAAGCTGGTGCGACTATGAAGGCGACCAGCTTCAGGTTGTGATTGACGGTGTGACCTATCTGGTTCATTCGTCCAACATTGTTATGCGTCATTGATGCAAGGAGGGGCTTTATGAAAACAACGATGCGCGATAAGGTTTGCCAGCTGATTGGCAAGTATCAGTACTTGGAAGAGGACTTCCGTTCAAAGTCGTTTTTCAGGTCCGGGCCGTTTTGCGGCCCGTATGGTCAGCCGGAGGAAGCTATAAAAGCGAAGATGTGCAGCCAGTTCTTGGCCGACCTGAAGAAGCTGCTGGAAGAGGACGAAGCTGCAGCAGCCCAGGAAGACCCCCGCAAGACCGCCCCGGCAGGCAAGTGGTGCGCGGACTCAGCGGCACAGGCAGCTGAGAGAGCCGCAAAGGAGGCATGGAGCAATGGGTGAAGCACTGGCGATCATCATCGCGTTTGCCGCCCTTCTGGGCATCTCGTGGGGTGTTACCAGCGCCGCCGTGTGGGCCATCTGCGCATTGATGCACTGGACGTTCACCTGGGCCGCCGGAACGGCGGCGTGGATTGCGCTGCTTCTGATAGGCAGCTTTTGCAGCAGCTCTAAAAAGTAAGGTGCACAATGGAAGAAGAATGGGCACTGTAACGAGATACAGGGAGGAACATAACGCATGAGTAAGAAGATCATCGCATATAAGGCCATGGACAAAAACATGATGTGCCGTGGCAAGCAGTATGAGGTGGGCAAGACCTACCATGAGGACAAGGCTGACTGCTGCCACGCTGGTATGCACGCCTGCGAGAACCCTCTGGATGTGCTGCACTACTACCCACTGAAGGATAGCCCGCGCTTTTTTGAGGTCGAGTGCGGCGGGAACGCGGATAAAAGCGGAGAGGACAGTAAACTGGCCTGCACTGAGCTGACGGTGAAAGGCGAGGTAAATTTTGCAGGGCTGGTAAAAGCTGCGGTGAATGCCGTTTTTAATCGAGTGAAGGACAAAGAACCTTTTTCCAGCGGCTATTCCAGCACGGCGGGTTCCAGCGGCTATTCCAGCACGGCGGGTTCCAGCGGCGATTACAGCACGGCGGGTTCCAGCGGCGATTACAGCACGGCGGGTTCCAGCGGCGATTCCAGCACGGCGGGTTCCAGCGGCGATTACAGCACGGCGGGTTCCAGCGGCGATTACAGCACGGCGGGTTCCAGCGGCGATTCCAGCACGGCGGGTTCCAGCGGCGATTACAGCACGGCGGGTTCCAGCGGCGATTACAGCACGGCGGGTTCCAGCGGCGATTCCAGCACGGCGGGTTCCAGCGGCGATTACAGCACGGCGGGTTCCAGCGGCGA